GCTTGTTCCAGTGCCAGCATTTGAAAGGACAAGCCCGACTACGCTAGAAGAGTTAAACCCAATATCTAGTTTTCCGCCAGGGCTAGTATCACCAATTCCAACATTTCCCGCGATGTCGATTCGCATGCGCTCGGTGTTGTTATACCCCCTAAGCTGCAAAGAATTATCACTAACGTCATAATTAACACTACCTCTTACGGTATCAGCAGTGTCACCAAATTGAATACCAGCCGCACCTCCTGCAGAGGCAACAACTCTAATTTGTGTGTCTGAGTCACCGTTAATTTGGAGTTGTCGGCCAGGGCTCGTAGTGCCAATGCCGACGTTGCCCGAGCTGTCGATTCGCATCCGCTCAGTGTGAGCGGTAGCAAAACGCATAAAATCACTTGCGTGGTTGTATTGGATATAGCCCTTTAATTCATCATTCCCAGACGTGCCTCGCGAGAAAAATATGTTGCCATCAGACGAAGATCCACTTCTAACTGTAATTCCAGTATGGCCTGATGTTGCAAGCGTTAAATCATCGGCGCTACTATATCCTTCAGTCGTCGTCCCCACCAACAGCCTGCCCGAGCTGTCGATTCGCATCCGCTCTGATAATGATCCGCCACTTGCTGTGTTAAATGTTAGATCGGCAGCATTTGTTGATTCGCCGCCGTTTTGAACAACAATTCCTAAAGAGGCTGCAGCCTTATTTGCGCCACTAGTATTTTGAGAAATTTGTATAGCGCCTGCACTACTGCTACTAATCGGACAATGAACCGCTAAAAGAGTGTTTGTGCTTGAAGGTGCAGTAGATGTCCCAACCAACAGCCTGCCCGAGCTGTCGATTCTCATCCGCTCAGCATTTGCGGTCAAATCTTTGATCTCAAACTGACCGTCATTGCTGCTTATATTTGTACCAATTTTGTATTGCTTTGCGCTGCCTCCTTTATCTTCAAAATCAATAGAAGATTCAGTGTTTGAAGAAATTTTGAGTGTAGTTGTCGCTCCGCTGCTGTCAATATGCAGAGTTGTGTCTGGAGACGATTCACCAATGCCAACATTTCCCGAGCTGTCGATTCTGAGGCGCTCGCTTGCTGATGACGCACCATCAGCAGTAGTCGAAAACACTAGACGACCTGGCATGTCGTTTGAACCAGGAGTTCCGTCTACTTCTGCAGCAATCCGAGCAGCGGGGACAAACTCACTTCCATCGCTACCCTGAAAGGTAATGAGCCCTACTTGATCGCCACTACTTAATATTGTGTTTCCCCCCACAGCACCACTTTTTTGGTGAGCAAGAACCAACATTCCACCACGTCCAGTTTCAATTGCAGAAGAAACTACGGAAATACCTCTATCACTTGTACCAGCACCTTCAATCTGAAAAGGCGCAGTGACGGTCGAGTTAAAGAAGTTTGTACGCGCACTAGACGTCCCAACTAAGAGCCTGCCCGAGCTGTCGAGGCGCATTGCCTCACTGCCGCTAATCCCGAATTTGAGATTGTCGCCATTAGCGCCTATCTGACAGCCGCTTGTCGTGGTGTTATCAGCAAATTCAATGTTTGCGTTTGCGTCTGTAGAAACAATGCGGACAATATTGTTATTGGTTCCACCGTTAATTTCAAGATTTGTGCTAGGCGACGTCGTTCCAATCCCAACATTTGACGGAATGCCTTTAAACAGACTTTCAACCGTAATCTTTTTATTTTTATCAACCGCAGCGGCTTCACTGACATCAACAATCGTCAGAAAATCGCCCGTTGCCTGACTGCCTGCAGCCAGTGCAGTCAGATCAGTGATTTTGCGGTCGGCCATAGCAGTTAAGTCTTGATGACGTACATCATGGCTATGTTACGCGGTCTTGCCTCGTTCCCACCATCATTTGCTATGGTTGTGGAAGTAGTGGTTGTGTGGTTGTGTGATGCATCCATAGTCATTATCTGACCATTGTTACCTTGATCTTGGTCTTCACCAAAATTAGATTGAGTTCGGCTAAATACACCAGTTGGGGCGTAGCTATAAGGCTCACTACCAAATGTACCTGTTATAGATCTAGTTTGAGTAGTAGAAGTTGAAGTTGCACTGTGATTGTGTTGTTTGTTTTGGTCTGACTGAGAGCTGGCAAAACTGCGGCCAGAGTCAGTGCCCTTGCCGTCGTCCCAACCGCGAACAAACTCGCCTCTTAAATCTGGGGTATTGAACGTGCTGCTGCCATTGCCTGCACCCCACGTCGTTCCAATAATCGTGAACAAGGCAGCGTAAGTCGTTCTGCTGACTGCAGCGCCATCGCACTTCAGATAACCACTCGGCGCAGTCGTCGTCGCCATTAGGTGAACCGAACCAGTCGGTACAGCCTGCGGCAAAGCAGTAAAGCTCAGGTTGCCGCTGCCATCTGATTGCAATACATCATTTGCATCGCCATCACTGCTGGGCAGAGTCAGCGTGATGTCGCTGGCAACGTTTGATGGAGCCTGAATCGCAACAAAGTTGCTGTTGCTGGTGTCGCGCAGCCTTAACGCCTTGCGATCCCGAATCGTGATGCCGTTGCTATCAACGTGAGCACGTCGCGTTCCACCAGTAACAATGCTGAAATCGTCTGCACTGTTTTTGAAGAAGCCAGTATTCGTATCCCCGGTAAAGCTGATCGGCAAACTGCTGACCGTTCCGGCAGGCACGGTGACGTTGCCCGTAAACGCTGGACTAGCAACCTTTGCCAGTCCAAGGTTGGTCTCGTTAAGAGAGCCAATGGTTATGAACGACGTATTAGTTCCATTTCTAATCTTCAACTCGTTATTGGATTCATCTGCCCAGATCATCCGAGCGACAGAATTGGCAGCAATAGGCTCAGACGAACTCGCATTCAGGCTGTAAATCGCAGCCATGTTGGAGTTAATGTCCGAACGGACGTTCGCTCCAGTGTCATTCTGGATCGGAGTGGATTTTGTCTCGTTTACAAAGGACATCAGCCAATCCCGTAGCCAGTAGCAGTCCAGTTCACCGCTTTGGCGATCCGGGTATTACTGGAATTGTAGACCGACACGTCAAATCCGGTAGCCGACGAATTGCTGATGACGTAGTAGTCGCCTGATGCGTTAGTAGTAAAGACAATGCCGACGGACGGAGCAACGTAAAACTTGTTGCCAGCGCCGTAAGTCACCGACACATCTGCACTGGTGCTAGTCGTCACCGAACCAGTCACTGAACGCCTTGGCATTTCAGCCTGAATACGCAGCTGGTCAACAGCAATCTGCTCCTGTGGGCCGCCTGTGCTGAAATGTGCCTCAACCTTGAAACCACGAGCTTTGAACTCTGCATTATTAAAACGGCGCAGGCTGGTGTAAGTCGGAGAACCTGCTGGATCGTCTTGCGTCGTCTGAATAAACAACTTGACATCGCAAGTGTTTGGCGTAACGCCATCAAATTCGGTGATCAGGTCAAAATCAGGCTCATCATCAATACGTTCGCCATAAGGGAAGAAACTGCGAGCCCGCAGCGTGCTGTCCAGCCTCAAACTAAACACATCGCTCAAAGCAAAAGCGTTACCGCCGTTAAACACATACGTTCCTGATTGATGTATTGCGCTGTCCCCCTGGAGCGTCAAGTTGCTGTCATCTTCAAGCAACAACGCATTTCCATCCTCAAGGTCAAAATCACCAATCGGCTGCAGCTCACCGCCTGTTAATGCCAGCTCTAGCTCATCGTCTGCGGCATCAACCGTCAAGTTAGTTTTAGTTCCAGTAAATGCTGTGTCTTCTGTAGAACTCAACGCCCCAACAACTTCAACGCTTAAAAGGTCGGGTTTTGTAAATTCAATAAGCGCAGCGGTCAGACTTTCGCGACCACCAGAATCAACAAACTTGGCGCTGTACGTTCCAGCCTTAAGGTCGGCATATGCTTCAGTCGCAGAACCTGCAATCTGCTCAGAAATGCTGGTCGAACTCTGCCAAGTAACGCTGCTTAAATTAGGCGAATGCCGCAATCGGACATAACCACCAACCCGAACATCTAGATCAGTAGCTTGCGTCCAAGTCAAACGCGCCTGCCCGTTGACCGGAATCATGCTGAAGTTAGCTACCGCAGCTGGCGCAGCAGTCTTGCCTTCTAGTTGAAAATCATCAAGCGTAATCTGGCTGCCTTTGTTCAAGGAGTTTTTAGCTTGAATCTGCACATACAGCCGCCCTGCACGCAGGTTTCGCAGTGTTACTGAAGGCGAAGCCGTATTGAGGGCTTGCCAGTTGTCATTATCGATCCGGTACTGAACACGAAACTCGCTGACATTGACGCGATCGTGGTTCCAACTAACTGACGCACCAACAAATACACCGTTAGCTTCTTCGTACAAAAACTCTTCAGTGCTGACACTATCGACCGGATTAGGAATTAACGACAGATTGCTGATGTCGCGATCTGTTAGTTCAACATCACTCTCAACCGCGTCATAGATAGTGCTGTTATAAGCAACAGCACTGACGCCATAAATGCCTTCTCCAGCTTCAGCAACAGATACAACACGAAACTGTTGAGATTTCACATCGTCGTTCTGGAACAGAAATACTGACCCAGCAGCAGGCGCTTCGCTAAAAGCGGTAGTAACGTCAATTTCTGCCGTTCCATTTGCCAACGGTGTAATACCGCCAACCGGTACATCTTTCTGCTCAACCAAGCCAGTGGACAACATCACTGACAGCTTTGGATTGTTGTTAGCAGCTAGTGAAGTCGTTAGACCGCTGCTGCTGTCTGTTGTAATCTGCGTTGTTGTTGCAGACTTAACGCGACCTGAACGTCGCGCCCCAGCACGAACAGGATCAGCAACATCAATGACCATGCCAGGTCGCAAGATGATGCCGCTTTCAATCGCAACGCTGAACTGAATTGTCTCGGTGAGATTCTGTTCGCTTAAAAGAGTCCACTTACCAATTCGATTTGCCTGCCCTTGGCTGTAACAACCAATCGCCTTGATGTCCTTTTTGATGATGCCGTATTTGGCGACCGCATCATGGTCCTCAACGTATTCATATTCGACATCACCACGGGTGTCATATGACTGCCAAGCCACAACAACCACGGTATGCCGTGCTTTCTGGGACGTGCCTTGATATTGGAAAATACCGTCAACAACATTGCTAGGGCTGAGCAGGTACTGCGGATCAGACGGCTTGTCCTGCAGTAGCTGCAACGTTCCAGCGCCGTAATATGCAATGCCACGGAAGATGGCCGTCATTTGTTGGATGACGTTATAAACCTCATCCCTGCTGTTAATCAGCATGTTGAGGCTGAAGCGAGGCTCTAGTCCTCCCGCACCATCGTTAACTAACGCATTGCAATACTGACTAATTGCAAAGAAGTCGTACTTATCCAGCGTTGACTCTGGAACGCCAGCACCGTAACGCTCACTAATTAGCAAGTCGTATAAACACCAAGCCGGATCATTTGTCCATGTCGCAGCCTGAAACGTGCCATCCCAGATGCCGGAATACGTCAATCGACCAAGATGCGTTGTCGTATCTACCGTCGCGTTGCTTGGAATCTTGACTTTGATTCCACGAATTAGATATTTACGGGATGGAATGTTGCTGAACTGGCGGGCGTCAAACCGCAGGCCAACTAATGCTGAGTTTGGATAGCGAAACTTATCATCAATGATCTCAGTAAAGCTTTGAAAAATTGTTGTGCTGGCTCGCTTCTGACTTGTTTCGTCGGCGCTAACACGCACCATCCGCACATCAACAGGAAAACTACCTGTTAAGTTGACCAAATAATCTCGTTGATAACGGTTGCTGCTTTTACCACTAATAGTGTCAGTAATAACGTCGTTATATCCGCCGCTGTTGTACTGAATTTGAATTTTAATTTGAACGCTGTTACCAACAACGTCCCCGTCGTCCTCTAACACCTGTAATGCTGGAATCGTCAGTGTGACACGCAAGCGATCGACATCTGTGTCTGTAATGCTGCGAGTTACTGAGGTGTCCTTAACAACCTCAACACCAACGCTTGTTTCTCGTTCTGTTGTGTTGAATGGTCCGGGAAGATGAGTCTGAGCTTGCGTTCCAACACGGGTAACAACACTAAAACCCTCAAAGTTGTTGGTGCCGTCAGCGGCCTGAATTGGTGTGTCGTCTAAGAAAATACTTTTGTTGCCGTCCTCAAGGCCGCCAATTTCGCCTTCGCTAATTACATCAAGAACGTTGGCAAACTGTGTTGACTGGAGCGTATCGTCCGCCTCAGTTGGCGTACCACCACCGCCACCACCTTTGCCGCCACCGCCACCAGCACCAACGATGTATTTGGTCTGAGTCATGCCTGCACCTGATCAACGTCAAGACCGCTGGACAGCACTGCCGATCCAACAAACAATCGCCCGTAAGCGATAGGCAGCGCCATACCCTGGCGCGATGTATTGACTACGTTAGAGAAGGTAAACGACTCCAACTGCACCGATTCCTCAATTGAAGTCGGCTGAGGTTGCGGCGAGATTGATGTAGCGATACCACTAAGAACCAGCGCAATACCGAGATTGCCTGCCGCTGCGGCAAGACTTCCCGCTAAAACCGTTCCAGCTGCGGCACCACTAGCAGCCGCTGCACCTGTAACCCCGAAGGAAGCTCCAACAAGTCCAGCCCCAGGAGCCAAAATTGCAACAGTAATCAATGCAGCTCCAAGCAGAATCTGACCAGCACCACGACCCGCACCAGCGACCACAGGCGTGATGCTGAAAACCTCGTAGTCACTAAACGGCATCAACAAAGGGGCAAAATTTTCCTCAGTCGCTTTTTCTTTGCTTATGGCTACGCGATAACCAACGCCGTCTTGTTCGCTATCAATTAACCACTTATCTAGTCCTGGAAAGTTTACACATAACGCTTTTATTGCCTGCGCTGGTGTCGCTACGTCAAACTCAAATCGACACTGGCCTAGCCGCTTCCTAAGTGCGCCGTAGACCTTAACGACTTTCATGCCTCAAGGCGCAAGCAGTGCTCTTTCCATAGTAACCGCCATACACATCCCTGCTAGACAGTCTGCCCTGTACATGATGCAGCACTTGTTGGTCCCCCAGATAAATCGCTGCATGGTTCGGCAACGGTGAAACCAGTTGCATCAACAGCAGATCACCGCGTTGCACCTCATCAACTGGAATCTTGCGGAAGCCTTCTGCTGCAAAATTATCTAGGTACAGGTTTTCGCCGCGATCCCAGAACTTGTCACGCCGGTCATAATCCTGCAACTCAATGCCGTACTCCCTTGCGTACCAGTTACGCACAAGGGTGTAGCAATCCACAACGCCAAATACAAACTCACGCCCCACATACGGCAACTCAAAGCCAGCTGGCTCGCAGTAGCCCCAGCCCTCAGTATTGGGATTAACGATGAACCATGGCAGCTCTGACTTTTCACAAGCCACGCGATCAGCTGTAGATGGCGCAGGGTTAGTCTTCGGGTGGCTGTGAACAATGGCGATCACCTCGCCCTGTTCTTCTACAACGTTCCAACCGCTAAGAATAAAGTGCTCATCTGGTGTCTCAGCAATGTTCTGGCACGGGAAATACTTGCGCCGTCCTTTGACAACAGCAACCAAGCCACAGCACTCGCGTGGTGTTTCAGCCTTGGCGTGCTCCAGAATCTCAGCCTTCATGGCTGCCGATAGACGCATCACTTGGTCAGACCCGCTCCAGGGAATGAACCAAACGGTAGTTCACCATTTTCGCCAAACCGCAGTTTGCAGCTAGCCACTC